AATGGCAGACTTAGATATCAGAAAAACAACAACAACGAGTATGGATGCAGCAGTCAAAGACTTCTCTGTTTCATATAAAATCATAGACGAGGCAGGAGACCAGGAAGAAACCTATTGGGATAATATCAACTGGGCGAAATATCTCGGCTACTACAAAACGATTCCAGAATTAAAGAAGGCGATTGACGCGTTGGCGTGCTGGACTGCAGGAAAGGGCTGGAAGTCTGATACAAGAACAAAAATCATTTTAGAGAACATTCGGGGCTGGGGGGAGGACACTTTTCAGTCAATTATGCAGAATATGATTATTGTAAAGAAAGTCAACGGCGATGCGTTTGCAGAAATCATAAAAGAGGAAAAATCAGGAATTTTAATCAACTTAAAGCCGTTAAATCCAGGTTCAATAAGGGTTGTTGTAAATAAAAAAGGAATTATAATAAGATATGAAGAACTTGGCGGCAAAAAAAGAGCATTTTCGCCGGAAAACATTTTGCATATATCCAACGACAGAGTTGCCAGCGAAATACACGGCGTTTCTGTCGTTGAAGCGTGCCAGTGGGTTATAGATGCAAGAAACGAAGCGATGTCTGACTGGCGAAGAATACTTCACAGGAATTTAGCAGGTGTGAGAGTTATTGAAGTTGATGAGGACGACACAGCAAAACTTAATATCCTTAAAACTCAGTGGGCAGCTGCGATAAATAAAGGAGAGGTTCTTATTCTTCCAAAAGGAACTGCCGGCGTACCAAACATCCCGCCGCCGACTAATCCTGAAAACTGGATTAGATATTTGGAAAACTTTTTTTATCAGGCTGTCGGCATTCCTAAAATAATTCTTGGGGGTTCGCAGGAGTTCACTGAGGCATCTTCAAAAATCGGATATTTAACATTTGAGCAGGTTTATATGGCAGAGCAGAGATTATTAGAAGATGACTTATGGTCTCAGTTGGGGATTAAAGTTGCATTTGAAAGACCAGTCTCTCTTAAAGAAGCAGTCACAGAATCAGAAGAAAAAAACACCGGACAGGTCGGCTTTCAGGCAAATGAAATGCAGCCGAATGTCAGGAGAAACGAATGACATTTGAAGATTTATTAGTAACTTATGGCCCGCTGGGATGCTGGACTGCGTGGCTCTTATTTGAAAAATCTAAAATGCTTTTAAAATTTAGCCAGATGTTAGATAAAAATACAGAAATGCTCAAAGAAATAAAATTGGAAATAAGCAGGAGAAGAAAATAATGGCAAGAACAACATTAAAGCAGAAGGAAGAAGAAAAAAAGAAGAGATATAGTTTAGCAGGAACTCGCGAGGCTGAGGAGCTGGCGCAGGCAAGAGCAAAACAAAAAGATATGACTGCGGTTCCAACTCCCGAAGGCTTTGAGGAGAGGACGCAGGAGGAAGCCCAGGCGATGCAGACACTAAAACAGCAGGAGGCGATGAAGAAGATTAAAGCAGAGCAGCCGGAGCAGGAAGGATTAAAAGAATTATCAGCGCAGCAGGTTGAGGAAACAAAAGAGGCACAGGCTAAAATAGATGCATTAAGAGCATCAGAGGCAGATTTAGGGATTGCTCAAAGATTAGCGCAGGCAGGATTAATCGCCCCTTTATCTTTGGCTAATTTTGCAGGGGAAACGATGCAAAAGATTTTTGGCGGAAAATATGCCCCTTTAACAGCAGAAGAAATGTCAAAAACAACACCAGGGAAATTGGCTGTGCCGTTGGGTTATGCAACAACATTTAAAATTCCTCTTTTAGATGTGAGTATATCATCGCTTTTTAAACCGTCTTCTTCAAAACTTAAAGAACTGCAAAAAGATGCGGCTAAGAATGTTCAGGAGAGCCAGAATATTTTAAGGATGGCTTTAACAAGAAGCCCGAACAGACCAGCATCTAATATTGACTATGCAATCGAAAGGGCAAGGCAGGTTGAGGAGGATTTGTGGAGCAATTACGCAAGCGCTTATGAATATATAAAAAATTCCCCTGATGATATTGCCAACGGCGTTACTCTTGCCGATGCAATGTCCGCAGATTACAGTATTGTCCGGGAGAATAGGATGATGCTTATAAGATATAAAATGAGCAACGACCCAACAGAAATAATGAACGCTTTGGGTGGTGTTGGTTCTCTTGCAAATTTGGAAGAATAGAAAAAATATATAAACCTGTTTCATTTTGATGCATAATGGAAAATGAAGAAAATGAAGAAGAAAAAAAAGCCATTCCAAAACTTACTGAAATGGTTGACCGATTGGAGAAAGCCAACAAAGAAGCAAAAGAAATCCTTGCAAGGCAGGAAGAGCTCGCTGCACGCGGCTTACTGGGCGGAAAAACTGATGCCGGTGTAAACCCGCCGCAGCCAAAAGAGGAAACAGCGAAGGAGTATGCCGCAAAAGTAATGAAAGGAGAAATTTAATGCATCTTTATTTTGTGACCCGCGGGAAAAAGAACGAGATTGATGAGTTTGCAAAGTGGATGGAGACAAGGAATTTGTCAATGCCAGTTTACAAAGCAGACGGCACTTCTGAAAATATGCTTATAGAGTGCCAGTTGAGGCCTGTTCAGTTGTGGGAGTTTGTTTTTCCTAAAGAAAATTTGGATGTTGTTCTTAATACCTTAAGACTTCCTTCTGAAAATCCATCAGAGTTCAGAGACGGAAAATCAACTTTCAAAATGTTTGATTCAAAATTGTTCGCATTAAGAAAGATGCTGGGGGCTGAGAAAATTCCAGAGCCTAATAAAGACGCAGGAGTGATGTTTATGCCGTTTGACAGAATTAAAAATATTAACATTATGGGTATAGGGATAAGGGAGGATGGGGATATTTCCGAAGCAACCCACGAGAGAATATAATGGAATTCACTGTTTTTGACATCTGGATGATGAGAATAGGGATTATTTGGATGATTTATCTGAAAACCCGCCAGATGTTCTTAGAGGGAAAAATTTAAATACTGGCACTCCCTAACTTTCTTAATGGCAAACGAAGCAGTTTTAGTTTATGAAACATCGCACCCTATTCCTTTCACTGTTGCCGACGGAGCAGGAATAGAAAAAGGCGCACTTTTGAAACTAACAGACCCTATGACTGCTGTGATTACTTCTGGAAGCGGGGATATGATTGCTGGGATTGCTTCAACTGAAAAGATTGCGTCTGACGGAGTTACAAAGTTGGGAGTTTTCAGACGCGGAATTTTTAAGATGACTGCATCCGGCTCTATAACTGCGGGGCAGCCTTTAGCATCTGCCGGCGGAGTTGCTGGTGATGTTAATAAGGTTTATGCGCCTATTCCATCGGCTGCTTTGAGTGGAAGTTCAATTTTAGGAACTGCTTTAGAAACTGCTTCAACAGGAGAAACATTTTTAGTAGATTTAAATGTGGGGACTGGTGGAGCAACATAATGGCTGAGGACGAAGAAGAAACAACAGATGAGGACGAAGAATAATGGCAGATAAATCAGGACAGGCGCTAATAAGGGGAATTGATATAGACAAGTTAGCAAAAGGCTTCGCAGACGAAGAATTTATTTTTAAGCAGTTCTTAACAGTTACTCCCACATCAGCGAGGGAAATCAGGTGGTATCAGAAGCCTTCTGGTGTTCTTGACAGCACAGATACTACTGGAATAACTGCTTCACAGATTGCAAATACTTCACACCTTGCACTGCCTACAGTTGTAGAGCAGAGTTGGACGAGATTGACCAGTTATGTAAAGAAATACTTTGTTGAAAGTCCGTGGATTTCTTTTGAAGATATAAGAGACAGCGACCCGGATATTTTAGCAACAAATATAAGGGACTTAACAAGGGCGGTGGCGTCTCAGGTTGATGCAAGGATTTACGCAGCTCTAAGCGGTTCTTTATATTTATCAGGTTCGGCTGCTGGTTCCGGCTGGTCTGATGGAACAAACGGAAATCCTATTGTTGATTTACTATCCGGCTCTATGCTGATAAGGATGCAGAATTATGATGTTAGCAGCTTGGTAGTTTTAATGCACCCTACTGATTACAAGAATTTACTAAACTATATTATCACAGTTAAGGGTTCATCTATCCCTGCATTTGCATCTCAAAAAGCAGAGAACGGAGTTTTAATGCAGGTTGTAGGGCAGAGAATAGTAGTTTCTAACAACTGCACAATAGGACACCCTGTTCAGATAGTCCCTCAAAGAGCGGCAACTTGGAAGACTTTTACTCCGATAACTGCACAGACGAAGGAAGAAGTTGGAATTGGAATGAAGATAAGAGTTTGGGAAGACGGAGAGGTAATTTTAACCGACCCGAATGCAGGCTCTGTAATCAAAGGGGCATAAATTTTTATAGTTTAATTCTTATAGATTATTATGGTAGAAGTTGGAACTGGGGCATCTGGAACTCGTTTTATTAAAACTGACTGGCCGCTTACCGAGGGATTGGAAGCAGGGACGACAAAGCAGGAAGGAACTAAAGCCGAACTTGAGGCAGAGGAGAGAGGACTGCCGGAGAGTGAGCACTGGGGAAGTTTATAATGGGTGGAGTTGGAAGCGGAAGGCCGCCTAATGTTGAGAATTTAATTGCTCAGAAGCAGAACCCTATTGCAAATGCAGGGGACAGCATATTTCTTCCGAATTATTCAGGGGTTAAGAAAGAAGCATTAAAGACAAGTTCAGAGGATATTAAGTCTAATTGGACAGCGTCGGGAAGTAATATTTATAATTCTAATTCGGGAAACGTAGGAATTGGGACGACGAGTCCAAACAGCACTTTGCACGTTAGGAGTGCTTCTGGAGATGGGATGGTAATAGTTGATTCTCCAACTAATAGCCAATCTATTTTTAGTTTAGCGGAAAATGGAAGTCGGAAATGGTATATGGCGAATGATGGTGATGATGGGGATAGTTTTTCAATTAGAAGTACTGGAGGATTAAGCGAAACAAGGTTGTATATAGAACAAACTACAGGCAACGTCGGCATCGGGACAACTGCTCCCTTAACAAAATTAGAAGTTGTTGGCACGATTTCAGGAAGTTCAATGTATGTCGGGACTGCTTTATCTGGTTC